GATTGTCAAAAGAAGAGTGACCTTTACCCTCCCAAAATTCATTAACTCCTTCAAAATTCTCAGGATCTGCTTCTCTAGCTTGAACTTCTGGTTGACCATCAAAGACAGTATTCATAGCTTCTAAAACTGCTGCTTTAGCAGATGCATAAGTAGCAGATGCTTGATTTTCTGCTCCAGAATCTATAACAGCCATAGCAGCAGCAGTGGCTGGATCATTTCTCATCTGCTCTTCCCAATACTCCTTACCAGGACCATCAGGTGCTCTACCCAATCTATCCACATAAGCCTGATCAATTGCATCTAAATTTGCAGGTTCAACAAAAGCAACAACTCTTCCAGTTCCACTATCAGTACCAGTTGGATTTGTTTCTGCATCAAATGCATTATAATTGGTTATAAGCTCTCCACCTTGGTTTGCAATTGCAGCATTCATATCATCATAACTGGTGAATACAGTTAACTGTTGTTGCTCAATTTGTACTGGAGTATTTGCAGTTTCATTGCCATACTCATTAGCAACTACAAGTCTTGATTCTCTTCCTCCATCTACTTCTACAATAGTCTCTGTAACTATTGCTCCTAAATCTGGAGTTCCATCTTCACCACGTCCAGCATCAATCCATTGTTGCTCAGTAATTTGATCAACATCTACATAAGTAACTCTTTGAGCAACTGCATTTTGCCATTCATCATCATCTATTACATCTACAACTTTAGTTCCCTCATCAAATGTAGTATCAGTACCTTTTCCTACTTCCCATTCTGGAGGTTTACCAGGCACTGGATCTGGTCCACCTGTAGATTGAGAATCACTACCTATTGTAATAGTGTGGGTAGTACTGTAACTACCTCCACCACCTCCACCAGTAGTTCTAGTCTCAGTTTGTATTTGGGTATGAGTTAAAATATTTCTAACACTAATGATAGTAGATTGAAGAGTTTCAATATTACCAGTTGATTCAAATGTTTCAGAAGCATCTGTACCAACATTAGTAGCATTTTGACTATTGCTTGGACTACTAGAAAGTCTGAAAACTTTCTTACCAGTTTCAAATTTTGGAGTAGTTATATCATTAGGACTAGGAATAAAGAAAGATCCTCTTACACTTCCTAAATTATCACATTTTAAATTAATATCTCCAACTGTTGCTTGAGCACTAGATGTTTCTCCTACTAATTTAAGACCTTTTTCAACATATCCATGATAAATATTTTCTGATTTATCTGCTAAACTTAATGTATCAATATTTAAAATAGTAGAAGTTGATGAATATTCAGCAGGTATATCAATAACTTCAGCTGAAACAGAAGAAAGATTAGTAGAACCTGTTGTATTTTCTGGTAATATATTATCAACTAAAACTCCTCTTCTATAAATTGGAGTAAATTGATAATAAGGATTGCTATTATATACAGCACCTGGATCATTATATGGACCTAATTTATGATTAGATACAGCTACTCTGAACCTAATTAACTCCTTACCATCAGAAGTAGTTCCTATAACAGTTTCTCCCACTTCAAAGGTTCCTGTAACCATATTAATTTCAAGAAGTTTAGGAACTATAAATTTATTAACATTTTCTCCATCAAAGAATGCATAAACACTAGTAGTTGGTTTTAGTCCTTTAGCTGAGAAATCAAGATTTCTAGATCTCATGTAAGGAACTAAATCTGTATTAATTACCTTTTCTCCTTCATTTTGAGTAGTAAAGGTTTCTCTTTGTATAGATCTCCTACCAGTTCTTTGTTGAGTGCTACTAGCACTAGTTCCACTTTGGAATGTTTTGGTAGTAGTTCTAAACTTTTCTCTACTTCTATATCCTTGACCTTCTACCCAACCACCAAAATGATCATAACTTGATTCATCAATCAATCTTTCTCCACTACCACCACCTGTCCATGTAGTAGACCATCCATCCCATATTACAGGACTATATCCAGTGCTATTATCAAATCCACCAGCAGATACTTGTTCACTAGTTTCAGTATAAGTAGTAAGATCTTGAGTTTTAGCTTCCAATACTACTTGATCCATCCATATATCAGAAGATGGAGTTAGTACAATGGTTCCACCATAATAATTAATTAAGAAAGGAGTAACACTTTCAGTTCTAGTTGCAAAAGGTTGTTTTGTATAAACTACATGATCATAATCTAAAGATAATACTCTACCTGTTTGCTTAATTCCATTAGCACTATTAATGTCTAATTTAAGATCTAATTCAGTAGTATATGGAGAAGGTCTTAATTCACCATTAGTATAATCAATTGCATTTTTTACTATGGTTTTTTTGATTTGATTATCTGTAGTAGAAAAATCATCAACAAAGAATCCAGATTTAAATCTATTTAAACCATCAGTATCAGTTACCTGCATATTTAAAGTATCTCTTTCCAATAGAGAAAGAGAAGTATAAAATTCTAAACTTTCAATTCTTTTTTCTAATCTATTGATATCACTCATCTGATATCTTTTATATCTTGCTAAACTTACTTCTACATCCTCAATATTGTAAATATAGGGTGGTAATTTAATAGAAGCTACTTCTAAAGCACCATCTACAGAATTAGGCCATTCAGGAGTTTCTGCTGGCACTCCCTTTATCATCTGGAAAGTTCCACCTTTACTTAAAAATATTTTATCCAATCTAGGAAGATAGAAAGAATAATCCAATAATAAAGACTCATCTGATGCTAAAATATTCTTAGCAGAATTTCCATCTCCAGTAAAAGTTCTACCTAAAAACTCAAATGGAGAATATGAAGTTCCTGAAAAATCAGATACTCTTGGTCTAATATCAATAATATCACTTACCCTACTATCATTTATAGATGGTAAATTTTTATAATTAAAACTATCATAAGAGCTAGCAGTGGTGATATCACCAGTATCTGCAGCAGAGTAGAATGCTGACTCAAATATAATTGTTATTTTTTTACCAGGTTCCTTATAACCAGATTTTCTTATAATTCTAGAAAAATCATAGATTGTATTTCTCTGACCATCGTCATATTCAAATTCATCAGTTATATCAGCTGATCCTAAAGTAGTAGAAGAAACAGTGGCTTTTATACCAGATTCTTTAAATGTAACTACTTCATTATCTTGAAAAGTATAATCATTTAAAGAAATATAATTAATACTAGAATCATCAAATTTACTTATATAAATTCCTTTACAATTACTGTCCTTTCCTATAAATTTTTCACCAATCAACAAATCATCAGTTTTTCCAGTAGCACTATCAATTGAAATTAAAGACAATTTAGGATAAATTGGATTACTACTATTCTTAGATTCTAAAACACCATATATTAAAGTAGCATCAGGAACTCCTAAAGAAATTTCATCATCCTGAACTCTAGTACCATAAACTGTAGAATATGCAAGACCATCATTTAATGTAGTTGTACCAATTCCAGATTGAGAATATTTTGAATTTATAATTGTAACAGTATTAATTTTCTGCTTTTCTTTAATTTTTTCTTTTACATTTATTTTTCTTAGAGTTGCTATCAACTTAGCTCCACTATTACTACCCAATCCATTAACTGTTACTTGGGTAGATCCAGTGTTAAAATTAATTTTATCTGCAGATAAAGATTCTGTAAGACCATCACTAGTTCTAATTAAAACATATCTTTCTTCATCATAAGGTAAGAAAGTTTCTTCTGCACTTCCACTACTAACAGCACCAGTTGAACCATCAGTAATAGTTACATCAAATTGTTTTCTGATAATAATATTAGAATCTGTTAAATCTACACTAGATACATTTGTCTTAGGAAGTTTTGTGTATAGATTATTATCAGTTGATGATTGGAATTGTGAAGTAAGTACTTTAAGATTAGATGGATTTATTATACTTGTAGGTAAACCTCCATCACATACACCAGTAACAGTTGTAACTCCAGATATAGTTAGAGAACTTTGAGAAACACTTTCAACTTTTGCATAAGAAATAGTGCTCTTTCCTGGATTACTATACTCTACAATATTTCCCACTGTAGCAATTCCAGTGAAAAACTTATTTGGGTCTGCAGAAGTAACTGTAGATATACCTAAGTAAGCTCCAGAAGTAGTAGCAATACTAATATTAACTTCACCTATAGAGAATAAAGCACTCTGTTTTACATCAGAATTAAAGGTGCTAGCTGTGCTTACAGTTCCACGAATAGATTTAATATCACTTGTGCTATGAGCAGTTGTAGCTGCTGCTACATTTCCACTTTCTACTCCATTAAATATGAACTGTTCACCAGTAATAAATTTACCTCTTGTATTATATGCAGTTACAGCAGTACCAGCACTTACACCATATCTCAAATATCCAGTAGCTCCACTAGATTTACCTTTAATGTGAGTAGGAGTAGATAAAGTAGTAGGTGTATTTAAAGTTATATTAGTATAAGTTTGAATATCATATAGAGCAATATCCCACTCATTAGTTTTTGGATTTGAAGAATCATAAGAACCAGATTCTAATGCAAAATCATAAACTCTAGCTAATCCTATTTCTTTTCCAGCAGGATTAGTAGAAGCTAATCCAACACGAGTGTCTCTTAAACTAACAGTATAATCAGTTCCAACTCCTATTTGAGGTGATCCTAAAACATTATTTAAAGTAAAAGTAGGTCCAGTAAAATAATTAATACTCTGATTTTCTAAAAGTTTTGTATCTCTTGTTTTGTCAAAATCTAAAAAAGTAGGAGATATGGTTTCTACTTCATATCCTTCAATATAAGCTTTTCCTGGAGATATTTTATATGTTCCTAACTCTTCTTTTGGTTGATTATTATTATAAGTTGATTGTAATTCAGTAAAAACTCCATTATTACCTTCAAAATCATTTAAAGTATTTCTAGGAGTAACTGTATATGGTTTAACATAATAATTACCAGATTCATCAAAAGTTCTTCTTGCAAACTCCTTACCAATTTCACTATATTCTGTTTTATTCTTACTAGAAGCAACAGATCCATTCCTAACTGTCATTAATTCTATGAAGTTTGGAACTTTTATTTGGTTTAAAGGCAATGCCTTTAATTTTAATTCTATTCGTAATCTATCAGCACCTGGTGCTGTATAGTTACTATATCCAGCTGCATTATCTGCTAAAGAAGGATCTATATCAGAATTTATAATATCTTCATTAACTTGAAGACCAATTCTAGTGCTTACATCATTGACAAATGGACTTAAAATAATTGTCTGCTCACTAGCTTCAATAAAATAACCTCTAGCAAAATAAACACCTTTAGATAAAACTGCTGCTGCTCCTACAAATGTACATACTCCAGTAACTAGTTGAGCAACAGATTCTCCTGGTTGAAAAGTTATACCTTCACGAGTAGTAAAAGAATCTCCTTCCAATAGCAAACTTTCACCAGATATAACTCTAGGATTATTATCAGATCCACTATTTAAATAATTTACAAATACAACATAGGAATTATCAGGATATCTATCAGCCATATATCCTTTAATTTCTAGTTTAAGTCCAGATTGACTACCTACTACAACTTTATTATTAAGATCTACTAAATATTTTCTTACATCAAATCCTTGGTTAGAAGGTTGTATTTTAATAGAAGTATAAGCATTCGTAAATTTAACACCACCACCAGTCACAGAACTTCCTTCTGTGAAAGTATGGTTGCCCATCCTTTCAATTTGATTTTGAAGTATTGATTGGGTCTGTGTTAATTCACGTGCCTGTACTGGAAATCCAGGTTTAAATAAAATTTTATAGTAATTGCCATCCTTGTTATAATCATCAAAATAAGGAGCGACGTTTAAATTGGTTTCCTGTGGCATGATTCTTTAAAATTGCAAGATGACTTTGATATCTTCTCTTTGGTTGGCAGATCTGGTAATAGATGGTCTATTATCAACATATATAATGTTTCCAGAATATTTTTTAACCTCAGGATTAGAAACTCCTTGAGTAAAACTCTGACCAAGGTAATATGTTCTATTATTTATTACAGTACTTATACCAGGACTACCTGATGTTCCAAAACTAGTGTCTATACCTAAAGTACTTTCATTACTAGCAATATTTACATTTCCTCCACTTGTTGGATTTGATGTAAATCTATTTAATGAATAACCATATGTAGGATCTGTTCTAAGAGATCCATCACTATTAAATCCTACTAAACTTTTATCTTGCCAATATTTTAAAACTCCTGTTGTTTGATCATAAGAAATAACTCTACCAACAGCAGTTGATCCAAGTCCCACAGTTTGAGTAACTTGACCATCCAAATTAAAAGTAGCAGTAGTATAACCTGCTCCAATAAGTTTTAAAGCATATACAGAACTAGCTTTAGAAAGTTCTAAATTAACAGTAGAATCATATGCTTGAGGATTTTCTACAATACCTATTCTAGATATTTGGTTTCCTGTAATAAAATCAGGGTTAGATGCATCATTTTCAATTTTAGAATAAACTAAAACATTACTAGCTCCCAACTCCCTATAAACATCTGCTCCATGACCACCTTGAGGTGGAATAATAACATTAAAAACTGGAATTGTAGTCCCAGTAGGAACTCCACCTGCAGTTAAATCTAAAGTACCATAGGTATATCCAGATCCACCTTTTGATATATTAACAGATTCAACTTTAGCATCATTATTAATAACTATAGTAGCTTCTGCTCCAGAACCATCACCATTAATAGGAACACCAGTATAAGTTCTATTAGCAGTTCCTATACCAGATCCTCTATTAGTAATAGTTGCAATTTTTAATTGACCACTAGTAGATGCATTGTCTCTCACAGCAGCATTATCTGTACTAGATTCCCAATTACCAGGAACAGGAATAAAGTTTGTAGAATCAAATTTGGTAATATCACTTGGTTTAATTGTATAAAGATATTTCCAAATATATCCATCACCACTATTACCTGCATTCTTTGGTTCTAAATCTGTAAAGGTGGGTTGGTCTAGTGAAGGTCTTCCTGATACGTTTTCTGGATCTGTTCCATTCTGAAGACAAATATAAACTTTAAAATCTTCATTAACTACAAAATACTTAGATCCATATAAATTAGTTGCTCCAGATGGTTTTGCTGTATTTGTTCTGCTTATATCACCACGATACATATCATATGTTATACCTGATGTCCAAGTATTTTTACTAACCATTCTACGCACATCAGAAGTAGTAATCTTCTTTAATGCAATCATAGTATCCCAATAATCATCTTCCTGATCAAAACTATCCTTAGGTGCTG